TCTAAAGGAGCATTACACGGCTTAACTAGGTTTAGTATGGAGGACGCTCCTGCGAATAGCTTTTTTTTAGAATACTTATCAAGACCACCTACAGCTGAAATATTTTTTGAAGATGTATTAATGGCATTAGTGTTTTATGGAATGCCAATACTTGCGGAGAACAACAAACCACGTCTTTTGTATTATTTAAGACGTAGAGGTTATAGAGGTTTTAGTATGAATAGACCAGATAAAGCATGGAATAAATTGTCTGTAGCTGAAAAAGAAGTAGGTGGTATACCTAATTCAAGTGAAGATATAAAACAAGCTCACGCAGCCGCTATAGAAATGTACATACAAGATCACGTTGGCATGAAGCAAGATGGAACATTTGGAGATTTATATTTCAACGCTCTGTTAAATGATTGGAGTAAATTCGACATAAACAAAAGAACAAAGTACGATGCATCTATAAGTTCTGGTTTAGCTATTATGGCGAACAACAGGCATTTATATGCACCGAATGCTAAGGTTGAAAAACCTAAACTAAATATAAATATTTCTAAGTATAGTAATACTGGAACTAATTCACAAATAATAAAGTAATATGGCATATTCTAATAAAAGTTATTTTCCAAGTCAAGCTGTAAGCGACGCTGAAAAGCTTAGTTATGACTACGGCATGAAAGTAGCTAAAGCTATAGAAACAGAATGGTTTAATGAAGACAGAAGTATTAATAGATATATGTCTAATATTAAAGATTTTCACAATCTAAGACTATATGCTAGAGGCGAGCAATCAATACAAAAATATAAAGATGAGTTATCTATAAACGGTGATTTGTCCTATTTAAATTTAGACTGGAAACCAGTTCCAATTATATCTAAGTTTGTAGATATTGTAGTAAACGGTATAGCTGAAAGAACATACGATATAAAAGCTTTTTCTCAATCACCAAACGGTGTTGAAAAAAGAACAAAATACATGGAGGCTATAGTAAACGACATGCAATACAAAGAGTTTGACACATTTACAGCTCAAACTTTTGGTGTTAATACTAGAGAAAGCGAAGAAAAAGAAATACCAGAAACAACAGAAGAATTACAGCTTCACATGCAGCTTACTTATAAACAAGCTGTAGAACTAGCAGAAGAACAAGCCTTAAATGTTTTATTTGAAGGTAATAATTACGAGCTTATAAAAAAGAGATTTTATTATGATTTAACAGTTCTTGGTATAGGTGCTGTTAAAACAGATTTTAATACTTCAGAGGGTGTGACTATAAATTATGTTGATCCAGCAAATTTAGTTTACTCTTATAGCGATTCTCCTTATTTTGAAGATATATACTATGTTGGAGAAGTTAAATCAATACCTGTAAACGAATTAGCCAAAGAATTTCCTCATTTAACAGAAAGCGATCTCGAAGATATAATGAATAATAAAAATTATAATAGAAACAATTATAATACTAATTATTCCGCAAAACAAGAAGATAACAATACTATTCAAGTTTTGTATTTCAATTATAAAACTTATATGAACGAGGTTTACAAAGTAAAAGAAACTGGTACTGGCGCTGATAAAATCATACCTAAAGATGATTCGTTTAATCCACCAGAAAATAAAGAAGGTGAGTATTCAAAACTTTTGAGATCTATTGAAGTTTTGTACGAAGGTGCTTTAATATTAGGCACAGATAAACTACTAAAGTATGAAATAGCTAAAAATATGATGAGGCCTAAAAGTGATTATACTAAAGTAAAAATGAATTATTCTATTGTTGCACCTAGAATTTATAATGGCAAGATAGATTCTTTAGTAAAACGTACTACTGGTTTTGCTGATATGATACAGCTTACGCATTTAAAGCTACAACAAGTAATGTCTCGCATGGTTCCAGATGGTGTTTATTTAGACGCCGATGGTTTAGCAGAGGTTGATTTAGGTAATGGTACAAACTATAATCCACAAGAAGCTTTAAACATGTTCTTTCAAACTGGTAGTGTTATAGGTAGATCATTTACAAGTGAGGGCGATTTAAACCCTGGCAAAGTACCTATTCAAGAAATAACATCTGGTAGTGGTGGTAATAAAATGCAAGCTCTTATCGGTAACTATAATTATTATCTACAGATGATAAGAGATGTAACTGGTTTGAATGAAGCTAGAGATGGCAGCATGCCAGATAAAAACGCTTTAGTTGGTGTGCAAAAATTAGCAGCAGCTAACTCTAACACAGCAACTAGACATATACTCCAAGCTGGTTTATTTTTAACAGCTGAAACAGCAGAGTGTTTATCGCTTAGAATATCTGATATTTTAGAATATTCTCCAACTGCAGACGCTTTTGTACAAGCTATTGGAGCTCACAACGTGGCTACATTAGATGAAATGAAAGAATTACACCTTTATGATTTTGGTATATTTATTGAATTAGCCCCAGATGAAGAAGAAAAAGCTATAGTAGAAAATAATATACAAATGGCATTACAACAAAAAAGTATAGAACTTGAAGATGCTATTGATCTTAGAAACACACGTAATATTAAGCTAGCAAACGAGTTACTTAAAATACGTAGAAAGAAAAAACAAGAAAGAGATAGGCAGTTGCAATTAGAAAACATACAAGCACAAACACAGTCAAATACACAAGCTGCTCAAGCCGCTGCTCAAGCTGATGTCCAAAAAAATCAAGCGTTAATGCAAAGCGAGGCTCAATTAGAACAAATGAAAGCGCAAATTGAAGCTCAAAAAATGCAAGCAGAGGCAAAGCTTAAAAAAGAATTAATGGCTTTAGAATTTCAATATAACATGCAGCTTAAAGGCGTTGAAGTTGATGGTATAAAAAATCGAGAAAAAGAAAAAGAAGACAGGAAAGACGAAAGAACTAAAATACAAGCTACTCAACAATCAGAAATGATTGACCAAAGAAAAAGTGGAAAACCACCTAAAAACTTTGAATCATCAGGTAATGATATAATGAGTGGCAATTTTAATTTAGGATCGTTTGACCCTAAATAAATTTATTAATTATTATTATATTATATTATGGAAGAAAACAAAGAAAACGTAGTCGAAGAGACTACACAAAGCAACCAACAAGACCCAGGTGATGAAAACGTGGTAAAATTTAATATTAAAGATACTCAAGAAAATGACAATGTCATTAAGGTAAATTTAGATAAACCACCAACATTAAAAGAAAATGAAACTAAAGAAGATAACGCTGACGACAGCGGAGTGGTTGCAGAGTCTGAAAATGCCGAGCCCACACAAGAACAAGAAGAAGTACAACCGCAAGCAGAAGCACAAGAAGCTACAGTATTAGAAGAAATTACTGAAGATTCTACAGAAGAAGAAGTAACAGAAGTTGAAGAACAAATAGAAGAAGCTGTTGCCGAAGCAGAGGCTACTGGAAAACCATTACCAGAAAATATCCAAAAGCTTATGGATTTTATGGAAGAAACTGGTGGTGATTTAAATGACTATGTAAAGCTTAATCAAGACTATTCAAAATTAGATGATCAAAATCTATTATATGAATATTACAAGCAAACCAAACCTCATTTAAATAGCGAAGAAATTAACTTCCTTATGGAAGATTCGTTCTCTTACGACGAAGAAGAAGATGAAGAAAGAGATATACGAAGAAAAAAATTAGCGTTAAAAGAGCAAGTTGCCAACGCTAGAGCCCATCTGGACGGGCAAAAGTCCAAATACTATGAAGATATTAAAGCTGGAAGTAAGCTCACAACAGAGCAGCAAAAAGCTGTAAATTTCTTTAATAGATACAACAAGGAGTCAGAAGCAACTAAAAAAACAGTTAAAAAGAACTCTGATATTTTTACACAAAAAACCAACGAGGTTTTTAACGATAAATTCAAAGGTTTTGAATATAACGTCGGTGATAAAAAATATAGATTTAACGTAAACAATGCTGAAGAGGTTAAAACAACTCAAAGTGATATAAATAATTTTACTAAAAAGTTTTTAGATAAAAATTCTACATTATCAGACGCTAAAGGTTATCATAAATCTCTATATACAGCAATGAATGCAGATGCTGTTGCAAAACACTTTTACGAACAAGGCAAGGCCGATGCTATGAAAAATAGTGTTGCTAAAGCTAAAAACGTTGATATGAATCCAAGACAAAGTCATGGAACAATTGAAGCTGGTGGTATAAAAGTAAAAGTTTTAGGTGATACATCTTCTGATTTTAAGTTTAAAATTAAAAACAATAAATAACAATTTAAAATTTAAAAATTATGGCAATTACTGCAGGGAGTAGTTTAAATAGTGTAGCTATCCCACAAAAACAAGCAACAACTGGAAATTACTTAGACTTGGCGTCTACAGCTAACCAAGGTTGGGCACAACAATACCTGCCAGACTTGATGGAAAAAGAAGCTGAGGTTTTTGGACCTCGTACAATTTCTGGTTTCCTTTCTCAAGTTGGCGCAGAAGAGGCTATGACTGCTGATCAAGTAGTTTGGTCTGAGCAAGGTAGATTACATTTATCTTATAACGCTCAAATTAAAGACAACAATGCTGGTATTACTGGCGGTGGTGTTAAAATTGAAATATTAACTGATATTGATGGTGTTGATCCAGGTAGTGATCACGGTGTACGAGTTAACGATACTGTTATTGTTGCTAGTTCTACTGAGGTACTTAAAGGATTAGTTACTGAGGTTTCTACTGTGTTTATTGAAGTTGAGCCTTATGGAGCCGCTACTTCAGCATCTACTGATGATGACCTTTGTACAGTATTAGTTTATGGTTCTGAGTTTAACAAAGGAACTAATTATATTTCTGCTGATGGTTCAACTGCTACTGATAGAAGAGGATCTAACGAGCCTGTTTTCAAGTCTTTTAGCAACAAACCAATCATATTAAAAGATTACTACGAAGTTTCAGGTTCTGACGCTTCGAGAATCGGTTGGGTTGAAGTTTCTTCTGAAGGTGGTCAATCTGGTTACTTATGGTACTTAAAAGCTGAGTCTGACACTAGAGCTAGATTTACTGATTATTTAGAAATGGCTATGTTAGAGGGTGAATTAACATCTTCTGATGATGCAGCTGATTTCTTAAGTGCTAACGACGCTTATCACGGTACGCAAGGTTTATTTGCTGCTATTACTGCTAGAGGTAATTTAACTTCTGGTGTTACTGGTGTTAACGCAGCTACTGATTTAGCTGAGTTCGATGCTATCTTAGCTGAGTTTGATAAGCAAGGTGCTATTGAAGAGTACATGATGTTTGTTAATAGATCAACTAGCTTAGCTATTGACGATATGTTAGCTTCAATGAACTCTTACGGAGCTGGTGGTACATCTTACGGTGTATTTAACAACTCTGAAGATATGGCACTAAACTTAGGCTTTACTGGTTTCAGAAGAGGTTCTTATGACTTTTACAAGTCTGACTTCAGATACTTAAATGACAAGGCTACTAGAGGTAGTATAAATACTATTGCTGGTGCCAACGCAATTAGAGGAGTTATGATTCCTGCTGGTACTTCTTCAGTTTATGACCAAACTGTTGGGCAAAGCATGAAGCGTCCTTTCTTACATGTTAGATATAGAGCTTCACAAACTGATGACCGAAGAATGAAAACTTGGGTTACTGGTTCTGTAGGCGCTGCTACATCTGCTTTGGATGCAATGTCTTTACATATGTTATCTGAAAGATGTTTAGTTACTCAAGGTGCTAATAACTTTATGTTAATGAAGTAAGCATTTTTATAAAAAGACCGGGGCTTCGGCCTCGGCCTTTTATTTTATTAATTTTATTATATATTATATTATGGCAAAAAAACAAGAAACAAAAAAAGAGGTAGAGGTACCTGTTGTTGAAACACCAGTTGTTGAAGCACCAAAACCTAAAAAAGTTGAAATTAAAAAACCAACCTGGGAAATAAAAGATAGAGTTTACTATCTAACTAGAAAAAGAAAACCTTTATCTTACATGGTTAGATCTGCTGGTATATATTTCTTTGACGAAAGCTTAGGCTATGAAAGAGAACTTAAGTATTGTCAAAATCAAAAAACTCCTTTTGTAGACGAAATGAAAGGCGATCAAAGATTGGAACATATTATTTTTAGAAACGGAGCACTTCACGTTCCAAGAAACAAGCAAACTTTACAAAAGTTATTGTCTTTATATCACCCTCAAAGAAATGTATTATTCGAAGAGTGGCAACCAGAAGTGGCAGCTGCTGATGATTTAGAAATTTTAGAACTAGAATTAGAAGCATTAAATATAGCTAAAAATATAGATATTGATTTAGCAGAAGCTATTATGCGTGTAGAATATGGCTCTAGAGTATCTAACATGAGCTCTAAAGAACTTAAAAGAGATTTGTTACTATACGCTAAAAATAATCCTATTTTGTTCTTAGAACTAGCTTCTGATGATAATGTTCAACTTAGAAACTTTGGTATTAAAGCTACTGAATTAGGTATATTAAAATTATCGCAAGATAACAGAAACTTTTTATGGGGTTCTAATGATAGAAAGTTAATGACAGTGCCTTTTGACGAGCATCCATACACTGCTTTA